GGTATTGCCGAAGGTAAGGCGATACAAGCCGCAACCGGTGTAACGCCAGTATTTGTCACCAATTTTGCGCAAATGCAGGGCGGTGGTGCGGCAAATGTGGCAACTGATCTGGCAGCCACGGCTGCTGCGGCATCAACTGCGCCTGGGCTGCTCAAGACAGTGGCAACCGGCGCAAAATGGTTGGCCTACTCCACTCTGCCGGAGATCGCTGCGTTAGGTACAGGCGCAGTGGCAGCATCCGCCGCAATGGTGGCAGCAGCAGGTGCATTGGGATATATTGCTGGAGACCAGATTATCAATAAGGCCGGTGGATTTGAAGGATCTGATGCACAGAATACTTTGGGAGGGGTAATCGCACGGATCATGGCGAGTTTCGGTAATCAAGAGGCTCAACAGGCGCTTGAAATAAATTTACATCTCGATGGACAGCAAATCCAGACGGCTGTTGAAACCAGACAAAAAACGACTGCGCGGCGTAACTGATCCCTACCCCCGGAACACTTTCCGCCTTAACTCCCCTTATGCGCGCGCGTAACCTGTGCGCATGAACTCGTTAACAATCTCAGGTTTTCTTCGCTTGTCGTGCCGCCAGCATGCCGGGCAAGGTGTAGGCATACATCAGCATCAGTTCGGTAAAGCTGAGCATATCCATTACAGTAGCTTCATTCATTGGCTCATCCTCATGCGCAGATTCATTGCCATCAAGGCGTATAGCGTGTGCCCAATTCCGCATAGCGTCAGTAATTACATGCGAGGTCGCCAATGCCTCAATGCGTTGATACAAATTTCCGGTCTTTTCGCCCAGGTCGCGAGTCGTACTCTCCAATACTTTTCGGCACATCATACCTGCGGCATCGTAATGTCCCTGCTGTGCATTGCGTGCTGCTTGCCAATAAAACTTGCCAATATTCTCTGGAACATGATCGGGGATATTCGGCATAGCAGGTTTTGGATAGATATCAACAATTTCAATGCCAGATGTATTCATCAAATCACCAGGAAGATCGTCAGGATTTCTACCCATGGTGGAATTGACTGCTACAACGACACCCCCATTACATTTATTGCAGATAAAAAATGCCGTAAATCTACTGCCAATTTTAGGATTAACGATACTTTTTACACTGTGAAAATAAGTATTTTCAGTATGGCAATGCGGACAATGCAGGGAGAGTGTGGACATGTCTAATGTTTCTCATCAAGCGGTTGAAATTGAACGTATGCTAGCAGCTAACGCAAGTCCTGCACAGTTGTCGCAATATTACTTCACACTGAATACCGATCAACGTGATGGCTTTACGCTTGCCATGATTGGTTTGGTGATGATGCAAAAGCGTCAGCTGGAAAGCAAAGCATGAGCTGGTTCCAGAATCTACAAGATGCTTCATTTCGCGGCACCGTTTTCAATATCGTTAAAACGGACGATACGGCAGATCGCGCCCTTGCCGAACAGAGTTACCCGTACAGGAATGGCGCTGATGTTGAAGATATGGGACGCGGCGCGCGGCATATCAGCATCGAGGCGGTATTTTACGGTGCTGATTATGAAATACAGCTACAGTGGTTTTTAGGCCAACTTGATCTACCTGGTAGTGGCGAGCTGGTTCATCCTGTCTTTGGGTCTTTCAAAACAGCACAAGTCGCGCGCTACGCTGTCCACCATGATGCAGATAATGTTGATCAGGCTACTGTCAGCATCGAGTTCGTCGAATCTACGCCTGGCGAACCATTTTTTAACCTCGCGCTGCCTGTACAACTCGCTGAAACGATATCGCAGCATGGCTCGCTGGCTACAGCTGCTGCGACAGAAGCGCATGGTTCACTGATCGACCGGTTGCGTGCTGCAAATCCGTTGTCATCTCTTGATAAGCTACGCACGGCGCTGATGAACCCCTTGTTGACGATCACTGCACAAGCCGGTGTCGTATTATCCGGTCTGGATGTACTGGCATACCCGCGCGCTTGGGGGAATGATATTTCTGCGCTGGTAAATGGGTTGTTGGATATTCGTGCCTTCGGCAGCAACCTTACCGCCGACTGGGCGAGTATCCAGAGCGATCTGAACGCATTTTCTATCTTCAGCCCCCCAACTGCGACGTCTTCCACCACAACACAGGCATCATCTGGGAATAACCCGACTGAAGTGCAAGCAATGAACGCTACCGCCGCCACCATCCAGGTAAATACGGCGGTCGGACTGGCGAATGCGGCCAGCTATATGCTGGCCGCTGAAGCTACCACACCGACACTTTCACCTGTCGCGATTGAGGCGATTGCTAATACCGCCCGCACCGCTATTGAGGTGGCTATCGAACAGGTACGTGCCTGTTACGGCATCGAACAGAGTCGCCCGATCACTGAACCGCTTAAGGATCAGGCGCTGGCCGTGCAGGAGACTGCACGCGCAATTATCGCGGCGCGTCCGCCGCTGATCCTGCGCACCGTGGAAGTGAGTGGCAACTTCAGACTGTTAGCCCATCTATGGTACGGCGATCACACGCGTGCGCCAGAACTGTATCGCCTGAACGATGCGCGTAGTCCGTTCGTTCAGGCTGGAGATCATATTCATGCCTACGCCCGCTGAGTCCGTCGAGCTGCTGATTGCAGGCAAGACACATCGCGACTGGTCTGGTTACGAGATTGATTCTGATCTGCTCACACCTGCCGATGCCTGGCATGTCACACTGGGAATGTCGGGTGGCATGATGCCGCCCGATGTCGCGCCAGGCGCACCAGTCATCGTTAAGGTCGGTGGCGACACGGTATTGACCGGGCGTGTCGATGAAGTCAGTCATCAGGTCAGTAAAACAGCGCGTAACTTCTCAATGTCGGGGCGCGATCATGCGGCAGTACTGCTGGATTGCTCTGCACCGATCTTTACCAAACAGATGGTCAGCCTCAAGGAACTCTGCACCGCCCTGACACGCGACTTCGGTATCAAAACGCCGCGCATCGATGCGGACAGTACCCGCATTTACGAGAAAATTAATATCGAACCCGGAGACAGCGCATGGGATGCCATGTCACATGCCGCAGAGGCTAATGGCCTATGGCCGTGGTTTGAACCGGACGGTACGCTGGTGATTGGTGGGCCTGATTATAGTCAGCCAGCGGTAGCCACGCTGGTGCTACGCCGCGATGGCCGTGGCAATAATGTACTTAGCCTGGATAAAACCGAGTCGATTGCCGAGCGTTATTCACAGGTAACAGTGCTGGGGCAAACCCACGGTACAGCGACTGAGCCGGGCAAGCATGCGCTGACTGCGACTGCAAAGGATACCGGCATCAGCTGGTACCGACCGAAGATCGTCACCGACCATGAAACAGACAATTATGCGGTTTGTCTTGATCGCGCAAAAAAACTGATTTCGGATAGCCGGCTAAAGGGGCTGACGCTGACGGCTACGGTACAGGGACATCGGATCGTCGGCGCGAGCGACGCAGCGCCACAGCTCTGGAAGCCGGGTCAGCGGGTGAATGTCATATCCGAGCCGCACGGCATCGAGGCGGTATATTTTCTGATGGCTCGCAAATTCACGCACAGCCGCAGCGAGGGAAAACGCACTACGCTACGTCTCAAGGAAGATGGCATATGGGTGATGGATGCTCATCCGCACAAGAACAAGCACCGGCGAGGTAAGAATAGCGCTCCTGGGCAAATTATCGATGTGTCGGGCAGCGCAAAATGATCGCTCAGATCGACAACCGTATCCGGCGCGCATTGAGCGGCATCCGCCTTGCCTTTCGTGGTGTAGTGACACTAGTCAAAGCGGCGGGCGCGGTGCAGCTGATACAGGTTGACGGGATGGGCGGAGAACGCTTGCAGGATGCCGAGCTGTTTCAGCACTTCGGTTTTACCAGCAATCCGCCTGCTGGCACGATGGCGATCGTACTTCCGATCGGAGGAAAAACGGCGCACGGAATCGTCATAGCAACCGAAAACGGCAACCTGCGCCTGAAAGGGTTGGCCAGCGGTGAGGCGGCGCTTTACAACCAGTGGGGAGATTACGTCATTCTCAAGGCCGACCGGCGCATGCAGGTATTTTCCGCTGTCGCCGTGGACATCACCACACCACTGGTAACAACCAGTGGTGATCTGCATGTAGGTGGCAGTATCGTCGCCCAGGGTGATATCAGCGACCACGGTAACAAGAGCGTGTCCAATATGCGTATCGTTTACAACGGCCATACTCACAGTGATCCGCAGGGTGGTAGCGTCGCTGCACCTGCAAGCCAAATGTAATCCCCCGGAAGCCTTTCCGTCTTAACTGCATTCATGCGCGCGCGTAACCTGCGCACATGGACTCCCGAATCGACCCCACTACCCGCGACTATGTGCTGATTAATGGCACACCGCAACGCGACCCCGCCGATGGCTTGGCCAACGCCTGTTATATGCGTTTGGAAATCCCGCTCGGCAGCTATTGGGCCGATAAAACACTGGGCAGTCGCCTGCATGAATTGCAGCGTGAAAAGGACTTGTCGCGCGTGGCCATGCTGGCTAAGCAATACGCCGAACAGGCGTTGGCACCGATTCTCGCCGATAGTCGTGCCACACAAATCAATGTATCCACCGAGCGTATGCCGGGGCGTCTCAACTTGCTGATCGAGGTGCTGGCGGCCAGTGGCGAAACGTTAACTTTCAAGCATCCCGTACAGGTGGTTTAACGCTATGCCCAACATTACCCCCGATTACCGTCAGATCCGCGCCGCTATCCTGCGCGACATCGCCAATATGCAATCCAGTGCTTCGATCGGAGCTGATTCGGATTTTGCAATCCGCGCCAATGCGACCGGAGCGGCTATCGAGGGTTTGTATCAACACCAGCAATGGATTGTTCGCCAGATTTTCCCGGACACCGCTGACAGTGACTATCTGGAACGTCATGCCAGTCGGTACGGCATCTATCGTAAAGCCGCATCGATAGCGAGCGGTGTTGTGCGTATGACTGGCACAGCGGGTAGCGCTGTGCCGATCGGTACTGAAGGAAAACTGAATAGCGGCATCGCTTTTGTGACGACTGTATCTGCGCTGATTGGCGCTGGTGGCACAGTGGATATCCCTGCTAAAGCGATTGTGGCGGGTCTGGCGGGCAATCAGATTGCTGGCGCCACGCTGAACTTGAGCGCCGCCCCCGCGAGTGTGCAGTCACAAGCCAGCATTATCAGTATGACGGGCGGAGCG